TCATTCTTAACATAAGTTTTACCACCAGCATCTGTCAAATATAATATTATATTACCATGAGGATAGCTATGATCTATGTGTGGTAATGTATTATAAATTTCTTTCTGAGGATGAACACAGTTAAGTGATATCCTAAGATAACTTGACATCTTAATATTATTAAAATCTAATATCTCATTCAATACCTCAATAACTCTATGAGCTTCTTCACTAGTAGAATGCTCTAATCTAGGATAACGAAACTCATTCTCTGGTCTCTTTAATATTGTTCTAGTATAAAATGGTAAATTTCTCTGCTCACCTTCTATCTCCGTAGGATCATCATAATTAGGTGTTGCTGATGGAATATATGACCACAAACATTCAGACCCAGTAGCCCACTTCTTAAAATTTGTATAATTAATAGTCTCTGGATTCCGAAGTCTTTTCATAATGGCAACTTAGCACGAGTAGTCTTTTTCATAAAGTTTAACTGTTGTGCATCACACTTCAACTTCTCCTTAAGAGGTTTAGATATTAACTTAGTGATAGAATCAATCTCAATACTATTCTCTTCACAATAAAGAACAATAGCATCAATATAATTAAGTTTCTCCTTTTTGACAAGATTTTCTATTTCCACTGCAAACTTAGCAGGGTTCATAAACTTTTTGCCTAAGGCTGCTGTGAATTCATTTTCCATGTAGTTGTAGTTGGGTGGTTAGGAAGTTTTCAATGTAAGTAACAAGTAATCTCATATATTTCAACTTATCATACTCTTCATAAACTACACATTCACCGTCTTCACATGCCATAATAATGACCAGTTTCTTAACAGCGATACCTGTTAGTTCATAATACATACAGGCATATGCTGCTGCCTGTACAAAGTAACCATCAATCCAATCTCTTGGTTTAGGTGCTTTAGAAGTTTTAAAGTCAATAATTGATAATTCTCCATTATATTCTGCGATACAATCTACTGTACCAGCAACACCTAACTCTTTACTATAAAGAGATCCTTCTAAAGAATGAATATTATCAATATTATTAAGAGTAGGTTTAGCTATCTTAAATAACATATCTCCCATAGGTGCAACCTTAGGAAGATCTTCATTCAATAGATAGTGCTCTGTCATGGTATGCATGTCAGTTCCACGAGCAGTTGCTTTACGAGTAATCTCGTTAGCTTTCTCCTCACCGACTTTTTTTCTCCACTTAGCAAACTTTTCTCTACTCCAGTGAGAAGTCACTGAAGTGATTGATACTAATTTTAAAAATTCATCCTCATTGGGAACTTTATAAAATCTAACACCATCAATAGTTTCTCTCTCTAATAGAGGGAGATTCGTTGGTACATGATTAAACATTACATAGACATTGCGTGTTTGGTAGTTAGATACTCTTTGCACAATCCAGAACGGACTATATCTTCAAGACCGAATTCGATACATGAAAATGATTCCATCTGTTGTAAGATTCTCATAAAGTCAATGATACCATTTCTCTCTTTATCTCTGGTAAGGTCACTTTGAGTAGCATCACCACAGAACATGATTTTGGTATCTTCTCCAACTCTTGTTATTATACTATCTAATTCGTGAAAATTCAAGTTTTGACATTCATCCACTATTACAATAGCATTATCTAGTGTTGTACCCCTTATAAAAGAAGTAGACCAGAAGCTAATAGTTTCTTGAGTCTTGAGATTTCCATACAACATTTCAAAGTCTGCATCAGTATTCATCTCAAACATGTATTTCACCATGTTCTTATAAGGAATCTGATATAGTGCAGACTTATCTTCATGGTCACCAGGTAGGAAACCAATCTCACGAGTACTTACAAGAGATCTAACCATGTAGATCTTCTGATAGGGTGTCGTATGATCTAGTACTTCTTTAAGAGCGTTGTAGAGTGCTATAAAGGTCTTACCAGTACCAGCACATCCATATGCAAAAAGATGTTTACCTGCCTGATAATCACTAAAAAACTTTTTCTGATTCTCAGTTAGAGGTTGAATGTCATTTAAGAAATCACTATTAATTGGTTTCTTTCTTTTCATCTGTTTGGCAGTCATGCCAATACCAGTAACAACTGAAGCAGTTTTTCTTTTCCGTGGCATACTAATCGAGAGTTAATTTTTGGCGATTTTGACCAGTTTTCTGAGCTCTTCCTAAGATCTCATTCCAACCAGGTTTAGACTTTCTAAGTTTATCTTTCCACTCACCAACTTCTCCTACACCAGGCATTGTTGAGGGGTCAGACCAATCTCTAATCCAATCAGGATTTTCTTCACACCACTTAGACCATTCTGTGATACTCATTGCGACTTCTTTTTGTTCGCCAGTTTCTTTATTAACAACAGGATAGGTAGCCATAAAACTTAACAAGGGGTAGTGTTATTTAGAGGGGGACTAATTCCTTCCGATCATTCCTCCATTTCTTAGCACTATAAAAAGTATCTAAGTCCTATAATGGAGTATCTTCAGGAACAAAATCAAAAGCAATAGTAATTCTTTCAGAATCACCTTCATGCTTACTTGTATCATGAGGAACCCATGTTGGGAATATAGTCATTTGACCTTCAAAATTGGGTGTAGGGTATTCACCAATAATATATGGATGATAATAATTAGTTGAAGTATCTTCACACTGAACAGTAAGATGTCCACTAAGATATGAAGTATGTTTACTTGAATGAAAATGTCTTGGAAGACTAGAACCCTTATGCATTATATTTGTCCAACATTTGATGTCTATTTTTTTATCAAATTCTCCAATAGTAGCATTAACATATTCATTATGAAAATCTCTAATCTCCTTATGTAATTGCTTACATAATGGATGATCTACTTTTAATATATTTTTATCTTTAAATTTCAAAGATCCAGCAAGAGGTTTCTTTTCATCTCCAGGAAAAAAGAAATGATCTATAGTACCATCTAAAATTATCTTAGCTAATCCTTTTACATCAAGATCAGTTCTTTTTTCTGCAATAATAAAATCCCAAGTAGGAGCATAAGGAGTTGTGATCTTATTATTGGTAAATCTATGTACTTTAATTTTATCGGTCATAATTTAATCAAATTATCTTGCAATGGATCTTTACCAAATCCATGTTTAAACTGTTTCTCATTATCACAAACTATATCAAAAGCAATAGTAATTCTTTCACTATCTCCTTCATGCTTATCAGTATCATGAGGAAGCCATGTTGGAAATATGGTCATTTGACCTGGATTATTCTCTATAGGATATGGATTACCAGTATATGTGTGATAATAGTTAGTAGAAGTATTATCACATTGAACACAAAAATGACCACTCAAATATGTCCAAGGATGACTTGAATGTGCGTGTTTTTTAATCTTATCACCTTTACGCATTACATTTGCCCAACACCTGATCTGTAATAGACCATTTAAACTCTTATACTTCCTTTTTTTCTGTCCTATAGTACCATATAAGTACTCATTATGAAATATACGAATATTTTCATAAAGTTGTTTGCATACTGGATAATCCCATTCCAACAAATTATAAAAACTATATCTAGAAGTTAAACTATCCTTTCCTAATCCAGTTGATCCATCACTATAATTAGTATACTCAAAAGATCCATCTGGATACTGTTCAAGTATTTTTTTCTCTTGATCTAAAATTACTTTAGCAAGTTCGCTTGTATCAATATCAGTTTGTTTACAACCAATAATATAATCCCAAGAAGGAGCAAAAGGTGTCTCAGGATCTTGTGACTGAAATGTATGTAATGCTATGTCACTCATAATCTTAAATCAATTAACTCATCAGAATGTTCCAAAGAAGATAATGGACTATCTTTCAAGTATATATCAAAAGCAATGATAACTCTTTCAGAATCACCTTCATGCTTACTTGTATCATGAGGAAGCCAAGAAGGAAATAAGTGCATATGACCAGACTCATTCTTTATAGGATACATCTCATTGTTATCGTATGGATGAAAATAGTTTGTTGAGGTGTTTTCACACTTAATACTAAAATTTCCACTAAGATAAGAATGAGGTGCATTACCATGATGATGCTTAGATATCTTATCACCCTTAGTCATCACATTTGCCCAACACCTAATCTTAAGTCCATCTAAACGAGGACTTCTTGTACCACGAACATATTCATCATGAAATTCTATTATCTCCTTATGTAATTTCTTACATACTGGATAATCCCATTTTAATACATTAAAAAAATAAGACTTACAATTAGGAGCAGTTATAATTTCATATTCTGGACTTGCTTTCTCTAAAATCAATCTAGAGAGTTCATCCAAATCAACATCAATCTCCTTCTCAGCTATAATATAATCCCAAGAAGGAGCAAAAGGTGATACTGTAAGTGCAGATTTAAATTGATGTACCTTAACTACCATCCCAATGCCTCAGAAACCGTAGGAAGTTGTTCTTTAAAGATTTCTCTACATGCCTCTGCAATTTCCATATGCTCCTTCTGAGTACCATGAGCAGATCTAAGGTCAATATAGTGTATCCAAGACCTTACACTTCCACTCATATAGAGTCTAGTAGGTGTAGCTAAAGGTAGTACAAATCTTGCACATTCTTTAGCAATACCTTGTCGGATAAGTTCATTATACAAATCCTTTGATGATGCAAAATGCCTAGCAATAGTAAGTTCTAGTTCCTTCTGCTTCTCCTCTGGAATATCATCAATTGAATTTTGACGATTACTCTTATCCTGCCTACGAAGTTCAGGCAATGGAATAGCTCCCAAAAGAGTGGTATCAGCATACCTTTGGGAGAATTCTTGGAAAGTAAAAGATCTATGACGCAATATCTGAGCAGCAAGACCTCTAGTGGTCTCTATCTCCAGTGTCATAAATGCCTGTTCAAATATAGACCAATGTTGATGCTTAATACAATAAGCAAGCAATTTGGCATAATTTGGATTATCCTGATTATTGGGATTTGACACCCTAGCGATATACGCTATTTGTTCCTCAGGATTTGGTGTTATCTGAATCAGTTTTACAGTCATTCTGTAGTTTTCTCAGTTGTTTCAATTTAAGTTTAGCTTTAGCCTCTCGTTTTGCCTGACGCATATAACGAAGTTCATCCTCATTATACATCTCAGGATGCTTGAGTGCCTTTTTCACCAACTTGATCGTTTCCTTTAGTCGCATAATACGCTTTAAAATAACCTGCTAGTCCGTTCGTTGTAACCTGCTTACTACACCAATCGTCTGCACATTCATAAATGGCACGATTTGAGTAGGTACTATTACCGTATTTAGACAGCAAGATCTTAAGTACTGCTTGTCGTAGCTTCAGTTTTTCGTCATCAATCGGGGTATCCATCGTCATCATCCCATACTTCATCGATTTCACTATTTGAAGGAGGTTGAGTATATGCCTCAGTGTCAGAATAAATCTCTGACTCTAATTCTTCTACAATCTCCTTAAGAGCCATAGTCAATACTTTTAACTTTCCTTTATTCATTTAATGCTTGCTTAGGTGCTCTAAAATACTTATTAATAACTTCTATTTGATCATGATATCGAGCAATTTTGTCTATTTCACATTGAATTGCTTCTGTAATATCAGAATGTTCGCCAATACCTGCTGGATGCTCCAAATAGACATTTACATTGGCTTTATGTTTTTCAATTTCACCAGTAGCATGTGATAACACTGCTCTGAGTAATTGTTCTCGCATGTGTAACATAAAATTCTCCTTTTCGATATTATACTACAAAAAAAGAGGGGTCGCAACCCCTCTTTATATTAACTACAAGGTTTTGCCTTGCTCTTGCACTTTATACCACGATACATGAGATCGAGGTTTCGTTGCTTTGCTGCTTCTGCAAGGACTTCCTTGCGATAAGCATCAGTGTCGTACTCGACACCACGGTAAGTAACTTTTGCCATTGGCTGTACCTAAAGGTAGGGTGGATAACCCCGTTCCTTCAGTCGGCTTTTGCGTCCCACTCACAATGAGGTGTTTCTTCTATCACTACGCTGATCATCTCAGCTCGTGTCTCTTCTTCTATCCTAAACTCATTCATCTTATCTAAAAGAGTCTG